TGATCTTCGCTCTGCGCTCACGTTATGAGTCGCAGACGGGTACAGAGGCTCTGTTCAACGAGGCCAATACAACGTTCTCTGCCTCTGCTGGTGGTAACACAGCTTCTCGCTTTGTTGTTGCTAACACGGCTTCTGGTCGCGTGCAGGACGGCAATGACCCGACGGCTCGCGTAAAGGCTGGCGCTTCTGGCTACACCGTTTCAACTGGTATGTCAACGTCACGTGCAGAAGCACTGGGCGACGGTTCTACTAATGCATTCCAGCAGATGGCATTCTCGGTCGAGAAGGTTGCAGTGACAGCAGTGTCACGTGCGCTGAAGGCTGAGTACACCATGGAACTGGCTCAGGACCTGAAGGCAATCCATGGTCTGGACGCCGAGTCTGAGCTAGCCAACATTCTGTCAGCCGAGATTCTTGCTGAAATCAACCGCGAAGTTGTTCGTACAATCAACTACACCGCGACAGCTGGTGCTCAGGAGAACGTGACGACAACTGGTACGTTCAACCTCGACGTTGACTCAAACGGCCGCTGGATGGTTGAGAAGTTTAAGGGTCTGCTGTTCCAGATCGAGCGTGAAGCTAACCAGATCGCGAAGGCAACCCGTCGCGGTAAGGGTAACGTTCTGATCTGCTCATCAGACGTTGCTTCTGCTCTGTCAATGGCCGGCGTGCTTGACTATACGCCTGCTCTCTCAGCGAACCTGCAGGTTGATGACACAGGCAACACCTTTGCCGGCGTGATCAACGGTCGCATCCGCGTCTATATCGACCCGTACTTCTCATCTGCTTCTGGCAAACAGTACCTGACACTCGGCTACAAGGGTTCTTCTGCCTTCGACGCTGGTCTCTTCTACTGCCCGTATGTTCCGCTCCAGATGGTTCGCGCCATCGGTCAGGACACCTTCCAGCCGAAGATCGGCTTCAAGACTCGTTATGGTCTTGTGGCTAACCCGTTTGCTACTACGAATGCTGACGGCTCGATCGGTTCGTTCGGCGACGCGAAGGCAAACATCTACTACCGCTTCGTGTCTGTAACCAACCTGATGTAATATCAGGCGACAGCCTAAGTAACAAGAGCCCCGTGGGAGAAATCTCACGGGGTTTTTTGTGCCTAAATAGTAGCACGGAGGGCAACGATGAACGCACTGGTTGAGCAACCAACTAACTTGAATTACCTATCGCCACTAGGGTTCAAGTTTACGCTGAGGCGTCTACCGATGGTCAATTATTTTTGTCAATCGGTAGACATCCCAGCAATTAGCATGACGCCAATCAATACACCCACACCAGTTGGTACTCTAATACGCCCTGGTGATAAGCTTGTATATGACCCTCTCACTATTACATTTCGTGTTGATGAAGATATGAAAAACTATATTGAGATGGTCAACTGGTTAGAAGGTCTTGGTCACCCAACGTCTCTACAACAGACTAGAGACCTATCAAGATCATCACCGATATCAACACAAGCTAATGTTGGTACTATGCAGACACTAGTATCAGATGCGACACTAACGATTTTGACAAGTCACAAAAATCCTGGACTGAATGCATTCTTCTCTGATGTATTGCCAACATCACTATCTGCACTTAGATTCAATTCTATGGCAAATGATGTTGATTACCTAGAAGCAACTGCTACATTTTCTTATAGAAAATATACATTAGAACGCATTTAGTTCTTTACATTTGCGATAAAACCTGTTATGTTGGCTAGATGATGACAACGCAAGACATACTAGAAATGTGGTCCAGTGACACCAAGCTGGATGATCTTAATTTGGACCTTGAGAGCATCAAGGTGCCTATGCTGCATGGCAAGTATCTTGCTTTACTCTCAAAAGAGAGAGGTAAGGTTCGTGAATTTACTGCTAGTAAAAAGACACTTACTAGATTGCTGACAGCATATTATACTGGCAAAGCTACAGAAGATGATCTAGCAAAGCTGGGTCGTGAGCAATTTATGGAGCGCGTTTTGCGCGGTGATGTTGAAGATCGCATCACAAATGACCCAACAATGATCAAGCTTGAAAGCACACTTAGTATGCATCAAGAATGCGTATTGGTGCTAGAAGAAATTATGAAGTCTATTAACAATCGAGGCTTTCAGATCAAGAATGTAATTGACTGGCGGCGACTAACAGTAGGAATGAAATAATGGAAAAGGTGCACATACGCAAGGTTGATGAATCATTCATGCGTTTTGAGTGCTCCCAATCTGTCGCGCGCGAGATATCCGAAAAATTTACATTTGAAGTGCCTGGTGCAAAATTTATGCCAGCATTTAAGAGTAAAGTATGGGACGGTAAAGTTCGTCTATTCAATTCAAGAAACTACAGCATGTATGCTGGGCTTGCACACAATGTTAGATCGTTTCTTGAGAACGAAGGTTATGATGTCACATTAGATGATGATCTTATCTCAGAAGACGGTGTTTCACTGATAGAGATACAAGACTTTATCAAAGATTTAAAACTGCCTGTAGAACCTAGAGACTATCAGATTAGAGCATTAGCTCTAGCCATTCGCATGAAGCGCGCTGTTCTTATCTCACCCACGGCTAGTGGTAAGTCAATGGTTGCGTATCTTATCAGTCAGTGGTTTGGTGGGCGCACTCTGATTGTGGTCCCGACAGTATCTCTGGTTATTCAGATGGTGAAAGACTTTCAAGATTACGGGTACATTGGTCCTATTCACGGCATTAGAGGTGGGCAAGAAAAGATCGCTTCTGATGGCGTGACTGTATCAACATGGCAGTCTGTTTATGAAATGGGTGAAGAGTTCTTCTCTCAGTTTGATACTGTCATCGGCGACGAAGCACATCTCTTCAAAGCTAAGAGCCTTGTCAACATCATGACGAAGATGCCTTCAACCAAATATCGATTTGGTATGACTGGCACGCTTGATGGTGCAGAAGTCAATGAGCTTGTGCTTGAAGGGCTGTTTGGTAAAGTTGAGCGTCTGGTAAAGACAAAGGATCTTATGGACGCAGGCCATGTCGCAGACCTTGCGATCAAGGTGCTTGTGCTTAAGCATGAGCAAGCACTGTCGCGTGAAGCAACATATCAAGATGAAATTGATCGCATAGTGTCAAGCGATGCACGCAATCGTTTCATTAGAAATCTAGCCTTATCACTAAAGGGTAACACACTTATACTCTATTCTCTCGTAGAAAAACACGGCGAAGTATTATATGAAATGATCAACGCCAAAGCTACTGACAAGAAAGTCTCTTTCGTGCATGGTGGCACAGAAGCTGAAGATCGTGATAATATTCGTACACTAGCTGAAACTGGCGATGACAATATCATTGTTGCATCGTATGGCACATTCAGCACAGGTATCAATATTCGTAATCTTCATAACGTGATCTTTGCGTCGCCTACTAAGAGTAGGGTTAGAACCCTTCAGTCAATCGGTCGTGGGCTTAGAAAGAGTGACACAAAAGATTCTTGCACTCTGTTTGACATCGCTGATGACATGTCAACTAAGACTTCAAGAAATTACACTCTGAATCATCTGATCGAACGCATCAAGATGTATAATCAAGAAGGGTTCAAGTATGAGATGCATACGATTAAGCTCAAAGAGACTATAAAGTAATATACTCCGTAAACGGCAAGACCTATTATACCAGGAGATCGCAAAATGTCAAGCAAAAAACATTACGTAAAAAACGCAGATTTATACGCAGCCATGGTTGAGTATCGCAAAGCTGTAGCAGATGCTAGCCTCGCCGGCAGACCTAAGCCGCGAGTACCCACATACGTTGGCGAGTGCATTATGAAGATTGCGACTCATCTTGCATACAGGCCAAACTTCTCTAATTACACTTTCAGAGATGAAATGATTTCAGATGGCATTGAAAACTGTCTGCAATACATCGATAACTTCGACCCATCGAAGTCGCAGAACCCATTCGCGTATTTCACTCAGATCATTTACTACGCCTTTCTTCGTAGAATTCAAAAAGAAAAGAAGTATCTGTACACAAAGTACGTAGCCATCGAGAGAGCAAATCTTCTAGATGAAACGAGCGAAGTGCAAGAGTCCGACAAGAGGTCAGGGTCTCGCTTCAACGATGATGTTAGCTATGGCGAATGGTCGCAAGAGCAAATGGAAAGATTTATGAACAGCTTCGATGAAAATCGAAAGAGCAAGAAAGAGAAGCGAAAGAAAGCCATTGACAATGACGTAACAAATAGTATATGATGACTGTATGAAAATTGCTATTATCACAGATACTCACTTTGGCGTCCGAAACGACAGTTCGGACTTCATTGATTATTTCATCAGATTTTATGATGAGATTTTCTTTCCGGCGCTAAAGGCGAGAGGTATTACAACAATTCTTCATCTTGGGGATATTGTAGATAGACGTAAATTTATTTCTTACGTCACTCTACGAAAGATGCGCGAGAGTTTTATCAATCGGCTGCAAGGCTATGATGTGCATGTGCTGGTTGGTAATCACGATATTCCCTATAAGAATACTAACGATATTAATGCTATGCGCGAGCTATTCGCTAGCATTGATGGCATCAAGCTGTACACCGACCCTGCCGAAGTGACTATCGACGGGTGCGAGATGCTGTTTCTGCCTTGGATTAATCAAGAGAATTATCAGGCTAGCGTAGACCTTATGAAGTCAACTAAGGCGCAGATTGCCATGGGTCATCTTGAAGTTAAGGGCTTTGACATGTATCGTGGTATGCCTTCTCATGAAGGCTTTGAACCTGCGACGTTTGATAAGTTTGATATCGTATGCTCGGGTCACTATCATCATATGTCGAGAAAGGGTAACATCTATTATCTCGGTGCGCCATATGAAATGATTTGGTCAGATTGTAATGACCCGAGAGGGTTTCATATCTTTGATACAGAGACGCGCGAATTTGAATTTGTGCAGAACCCCTATACTATCTTCAAGAAAGTTTGGTATGACGACGAGGGTAAAAGCACAGAGAAGGTTCTTGATAGCGCACCTGACGTAGCTGGTAAGTATGTCAAGGTGATCGTTCAGGGTAAGACTAACCCTTATCTGTTCGATCTATTCATGGGCAAGCTATACTCTACTGGTCCAGTAGATGTGTCGATTGTTGAAGATCATAGAAATATGGATTCAATTAGCGACGATGATTTGCTCAGTGAAGCCGAAGATACTCTAACGATTCTGTCTAAGTATATTCAAGCCCTTGAGATTGGTGTTGATAAGGGTAATCTAGAAAAGCTAATGCGTGGTCTTTACAGTGAAGCAATTATGATGGAGTCTGCTGACTAGCATGGCAATACATTTTAGAAAGGTGCGATGGAAGAATTTCCTCTCCACAGGGAATGTCTTTACCGAGGTCGCGCTTGACAAAAATCAAAACACGCTTGTCATCGGTTCAAATGGTGCTGGTAAGTCGACCATACTTGATGCACTATGCTTTGGTCTGTATGGCAAGCCCTTTCGCAAGGTTAAGAAGGATCAGCTAATCAATTCGATCAACGGTCGTGATACTGTTGTCGAGATTGAATTTGAGGTTTCTGGCGAAAGCTATCTTGTGCGTCGTGGTATTAAGCCTGCTGTCTTTGAGATATACAAATCAGATAAGATGATGGATCAGCTGGCTGCTAGCCGCGATCAGCAAGAAATGCTTGAGCGCACGATTCTTCGAATGAATATGAAGTCATTCACCCAGATTGTGATTCTGG